CCAGGTTCGAGAAAGTCAACACGGTCAAGGCGGCTGTAATACCGCCAATTCGGAAGTGCATACTCCCCGTAAGGGAATGTGCGCTCCAACCTCTGGGACCACTCCGCGAAATCAAATTTGCGGTTGCCTGACTTTTTGTCAGCTGTTGCCCCAGGTCCGTGCTTTGGTCTAAGGTAGGGCCATTCAGGATCAGAAACCCTGGGTCCTTCCTGTTCTCTGTAGAGGTCATGATCGACTCTCGTGAGAACGTTAGCCCAAAGGAGAGCAGAAACACGCTCGAACTGTCGGATTGCTCCTTCAGTCCGAGTCGCATCTGCAATCTTGACTTCCTGCTCACACTCAACAAACCCTTCAATCGTTGCACGAACTCGTCTTTCGACGGGCTCGACTTGAACCTTGCCGAACAACAGCGTTAGCTGCCGAACGGCTTGGATCGCTTCGATGTTGGGCGAGTCAAGTAGATGTCCACTTGCGCGGTCAAAGATGAGCTCGAGGAAACCTCCGAGAAATCGGGGGAGACCTGACTGCCAGGAAAATCCCTGGAACAGTTCGCGAGTTACCGCACCACGTGACAGACTTTTTTGGAAGTCGTCACAGAAGCGCGGTAGGGTGATCGTCCAAAACGATTCACCTTCATCCCTGACACGATGGGAGACAGTTTCACCGTCTCTCATGGTGCTGACGCTGCACATGTCGCCGAATTCATCAGCGACGACACGCCAGAGCATCATCAGGCTTTTCATCCAGCCCCCCTAATGGAGGTATATGGAATCCATAGCCATGATCACTGCGATGACTATGAGGCTGGCAATCGGAAAGATACACCAGCCCCACTCACGGTAAACCGCGAGACGTGTAAAAACGCAAGTCATCATCCCCCAAAGGTACGTCAGCTTTCGCCGGCGATCACCTTGGTCACATTGGCATCCGAGAGCCATCCGATAAGCCCCTTAACATTGTTGAGGAGCTCAGTGTTCGAAAACACGGACTCGGTAGGCTCGTCGATGACCAGGTAAGCTGAACAGCTCACCTGGCGCGACTGGTTAGCGACGAAAGGATCCGCCGCAACCTTCGTGATGTCAAGTCTCACCTGCCGACGCGTACGACCACTCTTCGTGGCCGTGTGCGCAACAGAAAGAGACACCGTCTCGTCATCCTTGGTATAGGTGGCGGTACGGTCACCGACGCTGACACGCGGAAGCGTGTTAGCAACGGTGTTAATTGTGACTGACTGGGGGTCAGAAAACATGGCAATGCTCCTGTGTGTGATGAGCCATCGGCGGGATTACCGATGACCAGGTGGATACTCAGCCTGGATTGACTGGGCATCGTGGTTAGGTGTGTCCATGACTGGATTGTCATAACGCACCTCGACCTCGGCTAATGCCAAGGGCCGCAAGAATGGTCCATTGTCGATCGGTGAAACCGCTCAAGTCAAGACCAAATCCGAAGGGAGTGGCCCGTCTACGCCGCTTATAATCGACCGTAAAGGTCTCGCGAGCGTGAACGGGGAGGTTGCCGTTTAACACGGTTCCCTCATGCGTACGGTCAACAGTCAGGACAATATGTTCCATCATGTATCCGTACTGCATCACAAGGCCGTCGTTCGCCATCATAGCAACGTTGTTTAAGACGTCACCAATGTTGGCAACCCAATCGGCCGCCCAGCTATACGGTAGAGCGTTCCAGATCACTTCAGGTGATGGGTCAATCCCATACAGATGATTATACATCTGCATCTGGTCACGGATAGCTGTTGCACTGGAAGGTGCTTCAGCATGATACGTGAACGAGCCGGAAAACCACCGCCGTCTCTTGACGGTAGTGACTTCCCGGAGTACGCCATACGGTTGCTGGTAGAGGTAGAAAACGAGCCCAGGAGCAGGAATTGTCCCGCTCGTTGAGACATCACTCACTACCTCTTCTGTCGGTGGAAACTCGTATCTCCGTCTGACTGCTCGCCCACTGTCGCGGTAATACTGACGCAATATCTTATCTGCGTTCAGATACGCCGTTCCAATGGACTTAATGTCAGAGATCGTGGGAAGGATACCGAATTCATAATTCAGGTATTCCTCCGCACCGTCCTTCAAACTGCCACGAGCAATCCTATTAAGATTAATCGCAGCAGGGAGGCCGTCACGATACAGCTCAATCAAAGCATTGAGCACGGACGAGTGTGGGTTAGTCGGAGCGACTCTAGAAATAGCAGTCGAACCGAGCGCATCAAGGCCAAGGCCCGATGTCGCACCTAACTTGTCGTATTGCCAAGGAATAGCCGGAGCAGTCCAAAAAGCCGATGTTGTTTTCGGCAGCTGAACTCCTTCGTAACGGTACCATTCGGCGCCGTTAACGACTTTACGAGGACGATAAATCGTCTTATCGCAGTCGTACTGAAACTTGACAGACTCGAAAGGTCCACCCACATCCGAGAGAACCTTACCACGAGGCAAATGCTTATTATGGGCATTCACCAACTGGTAGACTCTCCGATCACGAAGGATATCACTGGTTTTCTCTCCAGTGACAATCCGAGGACGTATATCGGGGTTCGTAATCGCAACCCCGTCGCTGTATTG